CCGCAATTGGCCTTTGACTGTATTCGTGCTGTCCGCCCATGTGGCGATAAAGTCTGATATGTCTGGGTTACCGCTTTGCGCTGTCTGATCGTTAATCGCAATGGCTGTCACGCTTGCCACAGTCGCGTTGTTTAGCTTAAATTTGCCCGTGCCCGGATTGGACATCGTGTTATTGGCCGTATCGAGTGTGTATTTAACCGCGCTGGCAAACGCTTCGGCTGCCTCTTTTAAATCTGTTATGCTACCAGCCACAGTCGTTACATCCCCCGAGATGCCCGCAACTGTGCCAATGTCTGCCCCATCTGCCGCAACCGTCGTTACATCAGCAATGTCGGTTGCAACCGTTGTTACATCCCCCGAAATGCCCGCCACTGTGCCAATGTCACCAGCTATACTGTTAAGATCAGTCAAATCGCTAGCAGTGAGTGTGCTTGACTCTATTTTATCTCCAGCGTCGTTAACTACGAGCACGCTATCGCCTGTTAATGAACTGTCTATAGACGGAGGAGAACCACTGTCTGTAACAGATATCGTTACCGCTCTATCTGTTACTTCCCGCAATTCTTGGATCAGCGTAGTGGTTTTATCCAATCCACTTTCAACTGATTCCGCTGGAAAACGTGTACCTGTCGGTAAATCTAAACTTTGAGTAGCATCCAAATCACGACGAATTTGAATGTCTTGCAAACCCGACGGTATTTTCCCTGGCACAACTTGCACAGATGCACTTTCATCGTCAAAAATCGTAACGGTATAGTCCGTGGTTTCTGATAAAGTTTCAACTAAACTGTCATCTGAACGCAATATAATTTCTACAACAAGATCAGATGTATTAAAAATTCTTGCGGTATAAGCAAAAGTATTTGTTACCCCGTTGCCTTGATACCTGAAAGATGCAGTAGTGTTTGAAACTGTCATTAAATGGCTTTGTGAGTCCACTCATTGATATAAGCTATGCCTGCAGCGCCATCCTGAATAATAGCACAATAACCAGCCCCACCAGTGGACATGTCATATCTAACATTAGGGATAATTCGTATATCATAATCACTATTAGAAACTGTCACAGAACTGTCACCGAATTTTAAATAGGCCGTCTGATTAGTTAAAACAGAAATTGTTGGGTTGGTAAATTCCGTACTGTTTTGCACCCCACCACTTGTGTTATCAAAATTAACGCTTTGTCCATTTAGGGGTCTTAAGGTTGTTCTCATGCTCATTTTTACTGCTCCTATTATTGAAGAAATTTTAACATAGGCTAGTTTGTTTAAAAACTTTCTTCTTCTCTTTCCTGTTCTTGTTCGTTTATTTCATCAAAAGCGCCGCGCATCCATTGGTCGAGTTGATACGTTCCAGGTGCGCCAGTCCATAGACCTAACCCCATTAAGACCGCGCTGGCTGTATGCTTCATTTGTTTAGTTGAATCTTTTGATTCCTTTGCCCAATTTGCTTTTTCAGCAACACTTTCAAATACACTAAGCGCTGGTACAGGATTTGATCCATAATCTAATGCAGACATGGTTTGTGAAATATAAGGAATCGTACTCATAGATTGTTTCCTTAGCTTTTCAAATGTTCCCTCATCTTCATCCTCTTCTTCGGGTTTGAGCCATTCAGCCCCAGTAAGCGCGTACAACATATAAGGCAATCCAAATTTGTATCCCCACCTTAAACCAAGCTCTGATAGCTGAGCCATCGACATAAAAATAGCTGTATTCACACTTTCTTTTATATTGCCGTCTCTTATCTGCTGAGGAAAATCATGCTTAATGGTTCCCCACCTGTTCATCATAAAACTTTGAAACTGAAATATCCATGCATCCCAAGACTGACTCCAATTGTCACCTGTTAGTTTACCTAAACTAGCCACCAAAGCTGCGTCTTTTGCAAAGGGACTGGACTGTGAGCGTCTTACCATAAGTTGCGCTTCCACCAAAGCGTTCTCATTAACGGTGTCTATACTTACTGTGCCGCCTTCTCTTTCTACAGCACGCATATAAGCACCAATGGCTACGGACGTAGCCGCCCAGCCATCGACCACTTGCATTGGAGTATAACCAAATTGTCTGTATCTAGACATTATTCCTTTGTCACCAAAATTAAGAAACGCCGGATCATCGCCCATACGTTCACGAATTTCTGGCATGTTATCAAAAACAAATTGCCTCCACTCTGGGGAAGTCGCAAAAGTTTGCGTCCCTCTTGAAACATAATCAGGCCCAATATGAGCCGCACCATCTACAAACGCCGTAGCTTGCAAAAAAGTAGTAGACAATTTCAAGCCCAGAATAGCTGCGCTAACATTTCCGCGCATCATGTCCATGCCTTTGCTTGCGGTCGCGTGGCGACCCTTACGTGCAAGCAGATCAAGCCATTCACTTATGGTTTGTGTACCCAGATCACCAAGTGCATCCTCCATCTCAACGGTTTTCACAGTTTCTTGTAACTCTTTGATGGTTTGCCCCATTTCTATTAAATACGCTGCATTATCCGTATGGTGCATAAAAACATCAAATGCATTCAAACGAACTTTTTGATCGCCACCTGTTCTATCTTTGGTAAAACCGCGCTTGACGTTTTTTCTTTTTACATTACCAGGCACTGCTTCTCTAAACATTTCCTTAATTTCCATGCCTGTCATAGACTCAAAATCTGTTAGAAACGGGAAATAATTTTTAACAAAACCTACATCCTCGTTGTAAACATCAAGCATTGTTTGAGACAATCTGGGATAAAGTTTATTTAGTATTTCGCGCATGGCGTTATACATTTTCGTCTCATCTTCCGATAATACAAGAGAGTCAATTTCGTTTTCGCTCAAACCTGACCCAATCAATTTTTCACGACCGCCAGCTTGTTGGGCGGTAGCGTACACACCTATTCTTTTGTATTGATGCGCGGAAAGATCAAGCTCTTTAGCCAAATTTTTAATAGGCTGCTGAAGCCCTATACGTGTATCAAGATAGTTATTGTGAGATTGATCTACAGGAGCCTTAAACGTCTGATAAACTGCACCTTTGTAATTCTTTCCACCATCGTGCATGTCATAATAAATGTCAGCAACATTGGTTGTTTTTTGTATTTCGTTGGCGCGATTTTTAAGCTGGGTATAAAAATTTTGCATCCGCTCAAACCCAGTGAGCTCCTTGTTCAGACCTTCGACAATTTTAGGTTCATTCGTAAAAGCACGTGTTTCAGCCTGACTTTTTATAGAATTAATACGTTTTTCTTGCCGTCTGACACGCGCTTTTTCTTTTAACTTTTGTTTGGTGCGTCCTTGTTGATAAAGTTCTTTTACATTCTCAGCCATAGAAACAAGTTCATCTGTTGCTACCTGATCTACTGGTTTCTTTGTCAGCGTTTCTAAATCTTTTAAAACACTAGAAGGCAACGTATTGTCGGGCGACCTCATCCAATAATCTTTGGTCTGATTCAAACGCTTAAGTGTTTCGTCGCTCCTTCTCTTAAAATCAATGTCAGAAACAACATCTTCAATGACACGTATGTAATCAGCAGCTATTGTCTTGGTTTTTTTAGCTTTTTTAACAGTGTCTTGAATGCTTTTAATTGTTGCCTTTCGTGTATTTTGATCGGCAATTTTTTCTATCTTTTTAACAAGATCTTCGGGATTTTTCAGATTTTTAATGTCAGTTAAAAATCTACCACGCGACTCACTGTCAAGCTCGGAATCTTTAATAATTTCAATCATGGCAGATTGCGTTGATTTAATATCTGCCTTTGCTGCCGCCTGACCTTCTTTAAAAGAAGACCTAATTTTTTTAATATTGTCTTTCTGTCGTTGAATGACTTTAGCGGCACTTTCGACCTTTTTGCCTTTCACCATTTCCTCTTGGTCGACAGTAAGCCTATCAAGCTCATCTGATACTTTCTTCAAATCTTGTCTAAGGACTTCGCGACCTCCGGTACTATCTGTTTTTTCAATTCGTTCTTTTAATTTCTTAGATTGTTTTTCTAAATCTTTAATACGCTCATCTAATAGTTCCTGTTTGAGAGATTCAAGATTTTTATGTTCTTTCTGTAAAACTTCACCTAACACCTCGGGCGCTTTTTGCTTTGCGTCCATTATGGCCGTTACAGCTTCTTCTCGATCTGTTTTCTTTTTTTCTTCTGTAGGTTGCTGACGTATTTCAGTTTCTGTGGCTTTTGTTTCAGCTTGTGTATCGGTGGTTTGCGTCTCGGCCTGCGTTTCAGCTTGCTGGATATTATCTACAATGGTTTCTATGTCCTCAGTGGACATTGTGCTAGCGTCAGAAGAAAAAGTATTAGTGTCTTCACGATTTTTAAAAACAGAATCTTTTAGCTTTTCATTTAAAACACCTGCACCATATTTTGTTCCAACAATGCTGTAGTTGATCCCTGTTTGCGCTGCACTTGAACCCAAACCTATGACACCTTCCAATAGCGCATCATCCCAATCTACGTCTTTAAATGCTGCACGTTGCCGTTCTGCCTCTCCAATTGTCTCCCCGCCAGCTTCTAAAACCGTACTTCCTGCACCACCAGCAATTTTACCTTTCAAAGACATGCCTTTAGTCCATTTCGCTAACCCCAATGTCATAAATTGAGTAAGCAATTCAGCCTTAGCCATGTTTGCGCCTGCTTCTTGAGCGCGAGACAGTGCACCTTCTACCTTTTCCTCATCGGAAAGAAAATTAAGTACGGACTCAGCGTCACCTGGATTTACGCTGTATTCTTCAACAGCAATTTGGTCTAACGTCTCAGCAGCACCCATAAGTTTATTGGCCTGATAGGCCGTTTCCAATCCTCCTCCAACAGCTCCAATTGCACCGCCAACAGCACCTCCCCCCGGACCTGCTAAAGCCGTCCCAATAGTCGCAGATGCCAGACCTGTCGCTTTCGCACCAGCAAGAGAAGCAAACAAAGGAAGCACCTGATTAGGAACTTGGGTGACAATTTCACGCCCTATAGCTTGTGGATATTGAAATATCGAAGCTGCTTTACCAAAAATACCTCTTTCTTGCCATGCCTCGTGAAACGCCTTTATTTCTTCTGGCTGTCTTCTTTGAGCGTTTTGCCAAGATCTTGCATTTTTTGCTATATATTCAGATGCTTGATCGTCGGCAATAATATCATTGGCCGCCAAAAGTAACGTCGTGTTTGCCGCTACTTTTTGTGCGTTTGCTCCTATCTGTTCAGGTATAGTAGTTGGATCAGTATTAAAAGTTTTATCTTCATAGATGTCCCGCATCATTCTTCCTGAACCAACAGGCGTTTTAAAAGTTTCGCCATTTCGAGGATTGTATATTGTCTCTTCTTCTTCCTCTGGTTTAACGGGTTTAGAAATATAAGAAAAATCAGAACCTGTTTCCTTACGTTCTTCACGCATCTGTTTAAGTTCGCGAAGCCGCAATAATTTTTGATATCTCTCCCGACGATTTAGATCATTAGCCAAGACCAAGTTCCTTTTCAAGTTGACGTATTTCTTTTTCTATTTCATCTTCTGTCATTGGTACAACATCGTTTGCCCCTGCATTAAATGCTTCAGTATTCATTCGTCGATTGAGCCTGTCTCTTGCCGCATCCAGTGTTGCTTCCATTACCGAAGGGTCAGACGTGTCTATTGTGTCGTTTGCTTTATCTAAAACTGTGCCATCCGCTTTGACGCGGCCAAGCAACCCTCCATATTCTGTCATTAAGCGACCCCTAGAAACATTCCCCATTGGTTCCATGTTTATCTTTCTCGCTGCATAAGTCACAGGGTCGGGGCTATAAAAAGGATTTGCGGTTTCAAAAAATCCCGCTTCCTTACCTTCTGATGCAATAAATTTTTCTAATAATTCGCGCTTCGGGTTTAGTAAGTTACGCGACTGACTTGCAGTAAGAAAACCAGCTTGAACACCCTCTGCTACTTTTTCTTCTATACTACGAAATTCAGCAAGTCTTTCTGGCGTTACCCCTTTTACTTTTCCTTCCTTATCTGTTTTTGTTCCTTCTTCAAACTGAATTAAACGAGATGTTATATTATTGTAAAAATTTGCTTTTTCCAGTTCTGTTTTGCTGGTTGGTGCGTTTACTTTTTTGTCGGCATTAATAACTTGAATAGCATCGGTTGCAACGCCACTGCTAATTTTTCCATTCATATGCATACGGCGTATTTGAGCAACCATTTCTGGCGCACTTGCATAATCACCAGAATTAACACGCTCCCTTATTGCTGTTTCATTTTTAAGAACTTGAGCTTCATCAACAACTGCCCTTTTTTTAGCTTCTTTTTCGCGCGCCTTTTTCAAATTTTGTGCCATATTAACCAGATTGGCACGATCGCCTGGTGTTATGGCGCCAGATCGTTCAACATTATCAAGAAACTCAATAGCCTCTTCAGGATTACTTTCCATCAAACCCATCGCAAAACTACGTTCCATTGTTTGACGTGATGAGCTTTCTACTTGTTGTATTTGTTTATTCCCACGTCCAACCACACTAGAAGCAGCTTCTATGGTTTTATCAATATCTTTTCTAGCTTCACTAAACTGGCGAAGTTTTTCTTCCATAGAAATATCTTCTTGTGCAGCAATGGAATACGCAGCATTGCCCGTTTCACGAACAGAGCTTTCAATATCGTTTGCAGCGTTTGCAACATGCCTTGTTTGCTCCCATTCAAAATTGTCTTTGTAAGCACTAAAATTTGTACTTGCTGCTTCTTCTAAAAATGCCTTCTTAGACCTGCTGGTAGGCAAGCTTTTAGCAAGTTGTTCGTCAATTTTTTTAAGCTCAGGCTCCATGCGCTTAGCAAAATCGTCAGGCGTTTCCTGATTTTCTTTCCGCCATTCAGCCATACGCTCCATTTTAAGCCTTTTGCTTTTTATCGACGCTTCATTGACCGCCGTCTTTTCACGGGCTACAACAATTTCCTGTAGTTTGTTCGCACCGAATTGTGAAATGTTTGCAGCTGTATTGTATGGAGCCGCAGCATCCGTTATTGCAGAAGGGTTTACGGTGTTGGGAACATCTCTGCGTCTAACAATTCCTCTGGTGTATCTTTCAATCCTGGGCAAGTAAACCAACTCCTGATGCTATTGATCTGACGCCAGACGAAAGTCCGCTTGTAAATTGCTGTCGTCCAGAAGACTGAAGTTTTTGAGCGGTAATACGCCCTTCTTCCCTCACTGCTCTAGCCGAAGCCGAGCCTGCTTTCTTAATTTCTTCTACATTTTCAGCACCGCGCCTTGTTGTTTCTTCCATGGTAAGCAAAGGAGAACCCTCAAGTGTTACGCCCGACGCTAGATAAGCCACCTTTTGTTTTCTACGTACTCTATCTGCTCTTTCTTCCTCCAGCTCTGCTTGACGAAAAGCCACGCGCTCTTCTTCTGCCGCACGACGGCCCGCCTGCTGCAAAGCAAGCTCTGATTGTTTTTCTGCCTCTCCTCTCGCAGCAAAACCTCCAGCTACAGAAGATAAACCTGAAAAAATAGAAAGTCCCGTACTAAGAGATGATAAAGTATCAGTTCCCAAACTCTCCAAAAACGAGCCACCTGTAGCTCCGCTACTTAAACTGCCACTTACACCGCCGCCAGCCGCACCAAGCGCAGCACCTGTCAGAACATCTCCAAAGTCTCCTCCAGTAAGAGCAGCAGACCCGCCACCAATGGCGGCTCCAATCAATAAAGATTCTACTCCCATAACCTCGACCACATTTTATAGTTTTTACCCTTATAGTATTGCCGCTTTATACCTTCACACTCAAACTCTAAAGCCGTCATCCATCTGTTATGAAGGCGATCATCTATACACACGGTTTCCATGCGACGTAAGCCAAAATCCTGCTGCATTTCTTCCACCCATAGTATAGCACTTCTTAAAGCAGTTGCAGCGTGGTTTTCTAAATAAACAGAAGGTATTAACCATATATCGGCCACACCATCAAAAGACGGAGCAACACCACGAGAGGCTACAACACGTCCGTCGATAATTATCGTATCCGCAAAAGAGTTTTCAAGACACTGCAAAATACCATCATTCGCAAGCAAGCGATCTTCATGATTACGAATATCCATTACCTTCAAATGCTCTGCTTTAAAAGGAATTACTTTCATTAGTTTGCAGTTTCTGTGTACGGAACAAGCAATTGCACCTTGCAAGGAAATGGTTGATCCTGAGAAATAACAATATTTTTTTCTCTTGTCCATCCCGCATTTAAATCATCAACAGGTTGATTGGCATAATTTTCCAATACATCACCGCTAAACAGCAACGGTGGTCTGTCCATTTTCATGGCTGCTGTTCTTTGTTCAATAATGTTTAAATTGTAATAAGATGAGCCGTATTTAGCGTAAAGAGTATCCAAAAATCTTATACCAACTCTTTTAAGCACTTTTTTCTTTGTTTGCGCTGGCCCAGCTATGCCACCGACTTCAAGATTGTTTGTCTCAATATATCCTGTATAAGGCAATCCAACATGCACAACGCTAGCCTGTCCATCTAAAGACACAGATCCACTATTTACAGTTCTTTGAGGATGTTGGCCACCATCAACTGCAATACTGACAGTTTCACCTTCTAAATGACTAATATTTGTAAATATACTCGCTGTTAAATACCATTCACCTGGAGGTATAACATCTGTACTGTCAAAATTTTCAAGTATTTCGCACTCTACGGAAGTTAAAGAATTAAACGTTGTTATTTTTGCTCTTCCCGTTTCTGCGCCCGTAACTGACTTTCGCCATATTTCACGGCCCACGTCACCAGAAGAAAAAACAGCTGAACTTGCTGTAAATGTTACGCTTGTTCCTGTTGTTGCGCCCGGCGTGACATTAGCATTTGCATTGATCCCTTGTCGACTTCCGTCATATGTAAGTGCGCTATCAACATAAACGTAACCCTTACCGCTTTCAAAAATTAAATTTCCCCAAGTTAAATCGTCGTCATTTTTGTTTCCAGTAATTGTGTTATTGCGTCGAGGATAGTCAATTTCATCAGAAAGATATTCAACATAATATTTGTCAACACCATTAATCGTTCTTTTGACACACGCCCATAACTGGTCGAATTTCTTTTCTCTTGGTGTTGATGTAACGCTAACAATTTCCCCAACGGTATTATGGCGATGCCATCCGCTAATCTGTTCCTGATTCTCGACGGTCATACCTATCAACTCGCCATTTGTTTTAGAGCACCACAACACGTTAGGCCGACCTTCTTGAAACGTTATTTGTGTTATGCCTGACTTGGTAATATGTTCAGCAATAGCGTTTCTATCAATGGCAAGATAACCATCATTTTGAAAATCATACTCAAAGGAACGAAGGGTCAACTGATTGCGCTGCACAAAAAATAGCTCATTGTTTCTACCTACAGAATTTATATCAGCAGCACCAAATGAATTTGACGGTCTGATAGATATACTGCTTGGTGTAATAACATCATCAATCCCTCCCGTAACTTTAAGCACGTCTGAAAAGGCACCTACACCTAAAAATTTATCCGTACCAGCTAGCCATTGTATCTCACTTCCATCACCTGCAATCGTATATTCAATACCATCGTCAGCTTCCGTGCCTACAGTAAAATCATCTTCATCAGCAGATTTTGAAAAAAACAGTGTCTGTGGGTTGTTATTCGTGCCACCATAAACAAGTCTTTGTTCATAAAAAGCCACTGATTTAGGATAATTGTTCGCGCTCAGGGTTAATCCAGCGGGATTATGAGGCGTTAGACTCCAGTTAGTAGGACTCGTGTAAGTGAGTTTTTGAGGGTTGTGATTAGGATGAACAATGTAAATATCAACACCTTTTTGTGCAAACTTTAACTCGAAAAGCTCATCCTCCAAAAAAGGAGTTGTTAAATCAGCTCCAGATACTATCCCGTTATTACGAAAAAAACGAAGCTTTTGATCTGTAAACTCCAAAACAAAACTCAAAGCAGCTGAAAACTTCCACGTCCACAAAAAAGCTTTGTTATTACCCGCTGTTTCCGCTGCGTACATTAAACCGGTTCTAAAATGCGCGGGGCCAGTCACTTGGGGAATAAAATTCTCCAGGCGTTTCACGCCACTAAAATACGCGGCAACATCAAAACGGCCATACATATTAGGGCTTAGCTCACCTGAGCTAAAATTGGGAAAAGACGCCTGAGCTGATGTTGTCATTAAAATTTAATTCTATGACTATCTAAATTAGCATGATTGTTTCTTCTGACTTTTAACGAACGTGAACGTTCTATAATTCTGGGCGGGTCTTCTTGTCCATCTATTGTTTTAGCTAACGCAGCTCTTTCCTTTCGGATCTCCGCAAGTCGCTGAACATTAGATTGGCTTTCTGCTACCTTGTAAGCAATGTTCATGGCCAGATCGTAACCCAACAATTCAACAAATAATGGGTCCATACCAGAAACATTCGTGTAATCAGAAACATAAGTAATATTTAAAACAGAACTGTCATTAAATATATTTCTAGTAAGAATGTGATTGTTTTCTACTCTATAATATTGTGATTGCGTTATTCTCTCGTCGTCATTTATAAATAAAACGCGAAGAAAATCAGCAGGAACAGGATATTGTTTGTCGTAACCAAAAGCAGGAGACGTAGAACTGGCAGCTAATTGCGCTCGTTTTATTGCAAAATTCCACGGATGTTCACGCAGCAAACGCTGCCTTGTAAGTGTGTACCACCTACTTACTAACTCTTCTGTCGCGTTATTAGGAGAGTCAATGTCTTGAACGTTACCAGAAGAAAGAAGATCGAGAGCCAGATTGCCTATATCTGTTGAAGACGTAAGTGACAAAACTGACTCTCGATTTTAAATTAACCTTGCACAAATTTAGCAATCACAGAAACTGTGCCAGATCCATTTCCAACTGTGTTTGCTGTTAAAACAATGTCGTAAGATGTATCAGGATTTGCTTGCCCTGAAAGCTCAGCTAGCGTTTTATCAACGTCATCTATGCCAACTGATTGCAAGCCTAACTGATCACCACTGACACGAGTCAAGGCAGATGACAAATCTTGACCATCCATAAGAACATCTTTGTCTACCTCGGCGCCACCGACACCAACCTTGTACAGCCCCAAATCATAATCAGTACCGCCAGTAATAGCATCACAGGCAATATCAATCTGAACAGGGATGTAATTGGAAGGGACGCTTTTAAATAAACGATACACAGAATTGTCATCATCAGCAGAAGCAATTTCTTCTGTCGCTATAATAGTAACCAACTCCGCTCCATTAGAAAAAGCAGCTTTTGCCAATTTATCTTCTGCTGTGCGTGTTTCTACATATTTATCTTGTACAGCCATTTTATTTCTCCTTTATTTTCGTTTCGTTACGCTGTTACCCGCACTTTTTTAACAAGCTTACCTTCCGTGCGAACAGCACCAATTTCCATAACAGCTTGCACTTGATGCGTTTCAATGTAATCTTCACGCTCTTCAACTTTCAATGACATTTCTTTAGAAACACCTACACAAAAACCGCGAGACGATGCTGCAATTAAATTACGCTCACCCCCAACATCTGGAAAAAGAGGATTGGTTACACCTGCTCCAAATGGAATTAAATCCATACCTAATGCTTGGGTAATGGAGCCTCTTTCTACAGCAAACTGGCGGGTAAAATCACCACTGGTAAGCTCAACTTCACCCATAATATCAGTATGATCTTCTCCAGTAATTGTTAAGAAAAACATTTCATCCATATCAAGCCCAACTTCATCGTCAATAAAGTTCTGCTTAATTTCGAGAAGCTTTTCATATGTTAGTCCTGCCGTTGCATCAATGTCATCAACACCATCAGCCGTAGCTGTTAAAGTGTTTTCAAAATCACGACCTGTATAAATGTCCGCAAAAGCAGCATCAATAATAACCCGATCATATTGACGCATCATGGCCGCAGCAATAGATTGCGCGTATTCACTATCTGGGTCAAGAAGAGCGCCGCGAACATCTGAACTGTCAACCGGAAGGTTTACGACAAAACGTCTACGACGAATTTTGCGACGGTTATGTGTAATGTCATCAAACGTAGCTGGAACATTACGACCCTGAACTTCTCTTGCCTCAACAGAGCCAAGACCGTCATACGCAAAAACATCTCCGCTCATTTGTTTCATTATTGAATAAGGCTTCAGACGCGACGTTTTC